ATGTCCAGGATCACGCTGAACGACAAAGCGGCCCGCCGAGCGGCTCCCGACGCCGGGCAGATCGAGTTGTGGGATGCCCTACTTCCAGGCTTCGGGCTACGGATCGCCGCGGGCGGTTCCCGGACCTATTTCGTGATGAAGCGCTTGAACGGGCGGCTAGTCCGTCGAACTGTCGGCAAGCACCCGGCGCTCCACGTCACTCGTGACGATCCCTTGGGGCCCGAGGAGTGCTGGCCTCATGTAGCGCGGGAGAAGGCCCGGCTGATGCTGGCGGATCTCGCCCGCGGGGTTGACCCAACAGCGGTCGGCCGCGAAGCCGCAGCGCCGGCCAAGTCGCCCAAGACGTTCGCAGAGGTGGCCCAGGCCTATTTCACGGACCCGTCAAAGCGCGGCGGCGCCAGCCTGCGGTCGCGCAGCGAGTTGGAGCGGAAGGTGCGCATCGACCTCGCAGCTTGGAAGGAGCGCCCCATTTCGGAGATCACCCGCGCCGACGTGCGGGCGGTTATCAACGCAAAGCACGCGACCTCGCCGGTGGCAGCCAACCGCCTCCTGGCGCTGGTCCGCCGCGTGTTCCGGTGGGCCATGCGCGAAGACCTGATCCCGGCGAACCCGGCGATGGATATTGATCCGCCCGCACAGGAGGAAGAGCGTGACCGCGTTCTGTCGCTGGCGGAGATCGCTCGTATATGGGCCGGCGCCGAGGTTCTAGCCTATCCCTACGGGCCATTGATCAAGATGCTCATCCTGACCGCGCAGCGCCGCAACGAGGTCGGCGGCCTGCACTGGTCCGAGATCGACGGCAAGAACTGGAAACTCCCGGATAGCCGCGCCAAGCGGGGCAAGGGCCATCTGGTCCCGCTGAGCCCGCGTGCCGTCGCCATCCTCGACACCCTCCCCCGGATCGGCGACGGCTCGCTGGTGTTCACCACCGGCAAGCGCGCGGCAAAGAAGGGGGAGCGTCTCGACCCCAAGGCGCCACCGGCGCCGGTGAGCGGCTGGAGTCGCGTCAAGGATCGATTGGACAAGGTGACCGCCGAAGCGACCGCCAAGGCCGCCGACGAGCCGCTGGACATGGAGCGCCACGGCCTCGCCCACTGGACCCTCCATGACCTTCGCCGAAGCGTGGCAACCCATCTGCGCGACGGCCAGGTCATGGGAGAGCATCGCGTTGACCGCCTGACCGTCTCCAAAATCCTGAACCATGCGGAGGGAGGCATGACGCGCCTATATGACCGCTACAGCAACGATACTGAGAAGCGCGGCGCCTTGGAGGCGTGGGCGCTCGTCATCGAGCGGCTGTGCGGCCTGAATGTCGTGAACCCGATGTTCGGGAAGGCGCAGGCATGACCCTGGAGGAAGCGCGCAAAAAACTGATCGAGGCCCTTGAGGTTGTTTCGGAGCGGTTCCATGGCGGTTCGGACGAGTGGCAGGCGGCATTGCTGCGGGCGTTTCGCCAGTACTGCATGGAGATCGAAATAAACAACGGCCTCCTGTTGCCGCTTGAGAAGCTGCGGCTCGATACGGTCGACACGATCTTGCGGACCAGGGAGCCTGCCGCAGCCGGACAGCCCAAGAAACGCCTTGCCGAGGCGCTGGCGCTCACCTTCGCTTCGGCGGCCGTTACCGTCCTGAAGGAGCGAGGGCACTTCTCGTCAATCACAGAAGCGGAGCGTGGGGTGGCGGTGGCCACGGAGATCGATCGCAAGAAGATCAGAAGCTTCAGGAACAGCATCAACAGCGGGACCGCGACTGAGGTGGCTCTCAGGGCGTACCCTGGCTATGTCGCCGAGGTCCGCAGTTGGCCTTACATTGAGGCGCTCCCGCGCTTGTCCAGGTTTCTGAAGTAAGCCGCTTTATTTTATAAGTCCGCCCCTCGACCCTCTCCCTAACGAACACAGCGTTAAGGAGACTAAAAGTGTCGGACACGCCCGCGCCCGTCAGGCTCTATCGTTTCGCAGACCTCTGCGCCGCGAACATCGTGAAGAACTGGCCGCAGCTTCGCCGGCTTCAAGATAACCAGAACTTCCCGCGCGGCTTCCTGCTGAGCCCACACGCCCGTTGTTGGGATGCGTCGGAAGTCGAGGCCTGGCTCGCGTCTCGGCGCGCCGCGTCCGCCCGGGCGCCGCAGCATCAGGCCGCCTAGAACGAGGGCTCATCCGATGCCGATGAGTCCCAGGGCTTTTGAAGCCAGAGAGCGCGCCCAATTTGCAGCGGCGAAGTTCCGATGGCTGCGAGAGGTCGCGACAGACGGCGAGCTTGGCCATCTAGCCGTTCGCGTGGCCCTGCTGCTGTCGGACAACGTCAGCCTCTCCACCGGCATTGCTTGGCGCAGTCAGGAGATGCTCGGCGAGTGGTGCGGCGGGGCAACGGACAGGTCTGTCCGCAGAGCCATCTCAGAGCTGATCGAGCGCGGCCACTTGGAGGTTCACAGGACCGGCGCCCGGATGGTCAATCGGTACGGCCTGTTGCTGGAAGGCGAGCCGGTGACCGGACAGTGGTGTCCTCTCACTGACGTTGATGACCGGACACCTGTGTCCGCTCAAGACGATGATGACCGGACATTTGGTGAGGGTGACCGGACACCAGTGTCCTCCATGACCGGACACCCATGTCCTCCGACTTCCTTTCTTTCCCTTTCCAAATTGAATTCCTTTCCTGATGACGCGGGCGAGCGTGCGCGAGGCGACGGCTCCCGCTCGCCCGCTCTCCGACGCGAACTGATGTTCAAACCGGGCGACCGCATATCTCACCAGAGGCACGGTGAGGGACTGGTGACGGAGGTCGAGATCGACGACCGCTATCCCAATTCGCCATACCTGACAGCCGACTTCGACGACGGCAGCCAAAGGGTCTTGGCGACGGTGGTCCGACGCGTCGCGCCAAGGAAACTCACCGCATGAGCGAGCCCCACGCCAAGCCCGTGTCGTGGCTCGTGATCAGTGACGCACCGACGATGCACGATGGCGAGCCCGAGCAACGCTGGACGTGGTGCGAACACCCTCCGGGGGGCGTCACGACGGGCCAAGCCATCATCAGCGGCCACCGGGCCCCACCCTCCTTAGGCACCGAGACCAAATTCCAGAGAAGCGTCCGCCTTCCAAAAAAATAGGAGCCAGCATGACCAAAGCTACGAAAGAACCACCGAGCCAATTGGAGCCGACCGAACAACAGCTCTGGCGCGACCTTGCGGCGAACGGGCGGCTTGTGACGCCGGCCGACCTGGCGTTGCTCCGCTCGTCGCTGGAGTCCCATCAGCGCGCCCGCCGATGCCGTGAGGCCATCGAGAAGGATGGCGAGGCCACTAAGGACCGGTTCGGGCAAATCAAGCCGCACCCTCTGCTCGCCGCCGAGCGAGACAACCGAGCCGCGTTCGTCAAGGGCTTGATCGCACTGGGCATCGACTGAGCCGATGGGCGCCGATCTGGACCTTGAGGCGAAGATCGACGCCATGCTCGAAGGGCAGGCGCGAATTTGCGCCATGCTCGCCGAACTGCTCGGCGAAAGGCTTGAAACCGCGTCTCAGCCCACGGTGGACGACCTGGCGCTGTTCTTGGAGGTGGCGAGCATCCCTAAGCCCGGCGAGGCCTTCTCAGTGGCGGAAATCCTGACCATTGCCGAGGTGGAGCTAGACCTAGGGGCTGCGCTGGATCGTATCATGCCGAACGGGCGTGGTCGGCCGAATCGGCTAGGCCTGTGGTTGGAGCGGATGCAACGTCACCCGGTGGACGGCATGAGGTTGCGCCGGGCCGGAATGGCTCGCGGATCCAACGCGTGGGCGATTGATCTCCTGCGGGAGTGATTGGGGCCACTCCCGTCGCCATCGAGCCCGAGGCGCGGCCTACTCCTGTTGAACAGGAGATTACATCACATGACTTCCGTCGCCGAAATGGCCGCCGCTCACGCCAAGTTGGAGCGTGCCGCATCCTATCTGGCTTGGATTCGCACGCTCGCCGCCTGCAAGGGCGATGGCATTCAGGCCCGCGCCGTGCTGGCCGCGAAAGACCCCCGCAACCCGCTCCCCGCGATCATGGCAAAATCCGCCGTGAGCGCGGGCCGCGTCGATGGCGCGACCTGGGGAAGCCAGACCGCCGAACTGCGTCAGGCCAGCGCGGCTTTCGTGGAACTGACGCGAGGACGCTCCATCCTGGGGCGCCTCACCGGCTTTCGGCGCGTCCCATTCCGGGTAAAGATTCCTCGTGGGATCTCTGCGGCCCTGGTCGGCTGGACCGCCGAGGGTGCGCCGACGATCGTCTCCGCTCCGACCCTTGATCAACTCACCTTCGAAAATAGCAAGATCACCGGGATTTGCGTCATTTCGTCCGAGCTGGCGAACCTGAGTGATCCCGCCGCCGAGAGCCTGATCAACAACGATTTGATTGGCTCCACCGCCTCTTTCGTGGACCAAGCCTTCCTTGACCCGACCATCGCCGCGGTGGGCGAGGCGCCGGCCTCGATCACCAATGGCGTGACGCCTGTCACCGCGACCGGGACCACCGAGGCGGCACTAAAAGCCGACATCGCATCCCTGGTCCAAGACCTGATCGATGGCGGATCGGATCTCGAAAACGTCACCCTGATCATGTCCAAGGTCATGGCCCTGCGGATCGCCGCCATGGACGTGGGCGAGGGCCTGGGCGTCAACGGCGGCACCCTGCTGGGCCTCCCTGTCGTAACCACCATTTCGGCCGCCATGGTGGAAGGCGGATCGCCCGGAACCGAGCGGATCGTGGCCGTGGATACCTCGCTGATCCTACTGGGCGACGACGGCGTGGAGACCTCGGTAAGCCGTGAAGGCACGCTTCAAATGAACACCACGCCGGACTCCCCCGCCACCGCCTCGACGGAACTTGTAAGCCTCTGGCAGCACAACCTGGTCGCGGTGAAGCTAGTCCGCTTCATCCGGTTCGAGCGCGCCCGCGCCGGCGCGGCGGCCTACGTCAGCGGCGCGGCTTACGGGTCCTAGGGCCATGAGCAGGCTGCAGGATCTAGACCGAGAGATTCAGGATATCGGCGCGACGCTCAAGTCCATGCAGAAGCGCTTAGACGATGCGCGGTCGCTTGACGAGCTACTGGCTGTCGAAAGCGAGACCGGCGAGGCTCGCGGCATTTTACAGACCCGGCTGCTGGCGGCGCAGCGATGCCGCGGCCTCGTCGCCGCAGGGCTTCCCGAGCCGCGCCCCGAGGGCGCGCCGACCGACTACGAGACCACCCTCGCGCGGCTAAACGCCAAGATCCGCAAGCTTGAGCAGCTGGCTGAAGTCCAATCGACGGACATGCGGAACCTCTACGCTGCGGCGCGCACTGGCGTCCTGCGCCGCGCGGAATCCAGCCTGCAACTCAAATTCGTCGGCGACAGCGAGCTTCGTGAGATCGAGGGGATCGCCACCACGCCGCGCCGGGACCGGCACGGCGACGTGGTTGAGAGCCTGGGCTTGCGATGGGTCAACCCGGTCCCGCTGCTGTGGGCGCACGCGCATGACAAGCCAGTTGGCAAGGCGTGGTTGAGGGACCCGACCGCCAACGGCGTCCGCTTCAAGGCCAAGTTGTCCACATCGACTGAGCCGGGCCCCTTGAAGGATCGTCTCAGCGAAGCCTGGGAAAGCGTGAAGGCCGGCCTCGTTCAATCGGTCAGTATCGGCTTCCTGGGGCTCGCCTCCGAGCCCCTGGCCGGCGGCGGTCGGCGCTGGACCAGCGCTGAAATCATCGAGCTTTCGCTCTGCACCATTCCCAGCCAGCCGGACGCCCGCATCGACAGCGTGAAGGCCGCCCACATCGCCGAAGGGAGCACAGTATGATGATTGAACCCCGGACCTACATCGTCGAGGCGCCGGCCATCGCTGACATTTTGGGCATGGTCGCCGAAGCCCAGGCCGATCACGAGGCGGCCACGGCTCAACGGATGGCCCGAGAGGGTGCCACGGACGCCGACATCAACGCAGAGCGAGACGCGCTGCGAGCCGCCCACAAGATCACCATGCTGCGCATCGCCCTCGAGTTGGCGCAACTGGACCTGCCGGCTGGGGTCACCATCGCCAAGGCAGAAGTCAGGATGCCGCTCCAGCCGTGCCAGGAACCCGCCCTGGAGGCAATGGACGTCATGGGGGTCGCCTGATGGTCGGCGCCCTCGCACCACAACTCATGTCGAATGGATCACCACCAATGGCTGAGAAAGTCACCCACATAAGGCTCAAATGGGCCGGCGGTGAACACCGCTTCCTCTTGGATCTCGACCCCCCGAACAATTCTCGCGCGCTCCACGATGCGCCGCGGCTGCATGATCGTATCCGGGCCGTGCTCGGACGCTTGATCGACGGAACTTGGGGCGCCGAGGACGTTAGTGGCCCCATTCGGCTGGGCTTGATCGGCGGCGGCGAATTCCTGCCGAACCGGCGATCCCTGCTCGACCCCTGGAAGGAAGTTGACGCCCTGGTCAGCGCGCATGTCCTGCGGCGTCCGCTGGCCGAGTCTGTGCCGCTCGCGCAAACGATCCTGATGGCGGCGATCACCGGCGTCGACCCCAGCCTTGCTGACGCGGGCCTGTCTCCGGTGCAGGCGATGCCGGGGGACTTGGACCAAACAGCCGATGAAGAGGCGGCCTGACCGTGGCCCGCTCAGATCAAGACGCGCTGCTGCTTCAGATGAGCGCCGACATCCGCGGCCTAGAACGCCAGATGGCGAAGGCCAAGGCGGTGGTCAACACGACCGCCACCGGGGCAGAGCGCCGCTTCAAGGCGATGAACGACAACCTCACCAACAAGTTCGGGCTCGGCATCGGTGCATCGCTTCGCAAGGAGTTGGATGGCGTCGCCAGCCGCGCCGGCCCCGCGTCGGCGGCCCTGGCCGGCTTTGGCGTAGCGGGTGTAGCGGCGGCGGCGGCTATCGGCGCGGTGGCCGCAGCCTTCTCAGGTGCGCGCCAAGCGGCGGCCTTCGCGGACAACATTGCCGACACCGCCGCCCGACTGCACGTCACGACCGACGCCTTGCAGGAATACCGTTACGCCATCCGAGCGGCCGGCGGCGATGAGCAGGGCGCCGACGAGGCCCTGGAGAAGTTCTCCATCACCCTCGGCAAGGCGCAACAGGGCCTGGCGAAGTCACAGAAGGCGTTTCTGGCGCTCGGCTTCACCAAGGCCCAGATCAAAGGTTTCACCGACGCCGACACCGCCCTGAAGGCGGTTGTGGAGCGCATCGCTGGACTATCCGACGTCCAGCAGGACGCAGTGATCCAGCAGCTGGGTCTTGAGGGCATCAAGCCGCTCATCGACGACGGCGTGGCCTCCATGCAGCGCCTGCGCGAAGAGGCCCACAAGGTCGGCATCGTGATGGACGCTGATCTGGTTCGCCGTGGCGGCGAACTGAATGACGAGTTCGAGACCTTGGCCAGGGTGATCGACGTCCAGATCAAGAGCGCCCTGGTCGATCTCGGCCCGGTGCTTGTCGATCTGCTGCGGAAGATGGCCGACCTGGCCAAGCTGGGCGCCAGCGTGGCGGACGCCTTCAAGGACATCGAGCATAAGCGGACTCAGCGGCTGAAGACCCTGGCCGAAGGCTTCGAGGCGCGGTCGAAGACGCCGTTGACCCAGATTTTCGGCGGCCCCGCCAAGGATCTGGAGCGCGCCGCGAGGGTGCGCGCCGAACTCGCCAAGCGGGAGGCCAGCAACAAGCCCCCACCCGTCGAGCCGACAAGGGAGCTGATCGACACTTCCTCCTCTGGCGGCGGCAAGAAGAAGGACACCACGGCGGCCGACGCGAAGTCGCGAGCGGATCGCCAGGAGCGCGCCGAAGAGTTGATCTACCGCGCCATGTTGGCAGAGCTCGACATCCACAACGGCGCCCGCCGGTCCATTGAGGAACGCCGCGACCTCACGCTCGATCGCCTGGCCGTGGAGGAAACCCACCGGAAGGTGGAACTCGACCAGCTGGAGGAAGACTACCGAATTTCGGAGGGCAAACAGGGCATCACGAAGGTGGAGCGCCAGCGGCTGGAGACCCTTGAGGCATCCGTCCGGTCCGGCGAGCGGCTGAATGTCCGCGAGGAAGCCGCCCTCGACCTGGCCGAACAGCAGGCGCGCCATGAAGCCGATCTAAGCGCGCTGTCGAGTGAAGCTCTCAGCATAGCCGGGGACATGGCCAAGACTCAGGCAGAGCGCCGCAAGATCCAGCTGGAAATCCTGGCCTCGGAGCGCGAGACCGCCCGCAAGGCCCTGGCCGAAAGTCTCGCGCGCAACCAAAACCTGACGCCGGAACAGCGGGCCGCCCAACTGGGCGCCTTCGACCAAGCGACCGACGCTAAGGAGGGGCAGGTTCGTCAGAACACCCAAGCCCCGCTGGAGAGCTACTTCCGCAGCCTGCCCGCCGATGTGGACCAGATGAACGAGCGCTTGGAGAACCTGGCCGCGAACGGCATCGACTCCGTCATCAACGGCCTGGCCGACGCCGCCACCGGGGCCCGCTCGCTGGGTGACGTGTTCAAGGGCGTGATCACCCAGATGCTGGCCGACATCACCCGGCTGAACCTGCAAAGGCTGCTGGGGGGCCTGGTCGGCGGACAGGGCGCCGGCCTTGCGTCCGACCTGCGGGCCGGCGCAGCAGCGAACGCCTTCCTGTTTGCGGATGGCGGCTCGGTGCGGGGACCTGGGACGGGCCGATCCGACAGCGTTCCCGCCATGCTTTCCAATGGCGAGTTCGTGGTCAATGCCGCGTCGGCGCGCAAGCACCGCCCTTGGCTGGAAATGATCAATGCCGGGCGCGTCCCGCACATGAAGGACGGCGGCATGTTCGCGGCCGGCGCATCGCTCCCGGGCAAGTTCCCATCCATGGTGATGCCGACCGATATTCTCGGCGGTTTGGCGCGGCGCGGCGGCGAGACCTCTCGCACCTATTCGCCAACTCTCCACATCAACGTCCAGCCTACGCCGGGCATGACCATGGCGGATGCGCGGCGCACCGGCGACCAGATCGGGGCCGCGGCGATGCAGCGGCTGGCCGTGGCGCGGCGAAAGGGCTTCTGATGGTCCTCAATCTGGATAAGTGGAACGCGCGCCTTCGTAAGATCCCGCAGGCTGCAAAGGATGCGGTCGAGGCAGCGCTGCACACTGAGGCGGACGACCTTGTGGCCGCCATGAAGCGTGCGGCGCCGGTGGATGAGAAGGAGACCCCCGGGCGCTTTCGCGACTCGATCCGCTGGGAACCCAATGCCGCTGGAGCCGAGCTTAAGGTCACGGTGATCGCCGACCCGAAAGACGAGGACGGGCACGGCTACGCGCCACACCTCGAGCACGGCCACAAGGCGCGCGATGGCTCGCACGTCCCTGCGCAGCCGTCGTTCTTTCCGACATATCGCGCTCGCAAGAAGGGCATGAAGCGGCGCATCGGAGCCGCCGGCCGCAAGGCCGTCAGGGCGCTGTTCCCCGTATGAGGCACGCCCAAGAAAGGTACAAACCTTGTATCTTCAGCCCCACATACGACGAACCCCCGACCTTGCGGCTCGGGGGTTTCTCGTTCAACGTGTCCGTGGGCCTGAGAACCCGGACGAGTGACGGCCGACACCCTTTGGCGAGGGTGGGCCGATTGAGGACGCGCTTGGCGGTGCGTCTCACCCGACCACTTTGGCCGGGGTGGGCGCTGCTGTCCAGACCGAAAGGTTAAAACGCGTCCGCCTGTCTCACTGGCAGGTTCTCAGCCCCCGGCTACCGGGCCGTCTCCGGTGGCGGCCCTGAGAAGCCGATCCAGTGAGAACACCCATGACACCGACCACCCGACGCGCCGTCATTGGCGCAGCCGTCTCCCTCCCGGCGCTAGCCGCGCCGGCATTGGCCCAGGCGGACCCCATACCGGCCCGCTGGACGGCCTTCATCCGTAGTGCCGGCTGGTGGCATCCGCGTGGCGCCGATGCGGCCCTGCTGGCCTACAAATGCGGCATGGACCTGAACAAGCTGTCGACCCTTATGTGGGACGGTCCCCGGCTCATAGGCGGATATCCGGCCCTCTACTTCGGCGATCTGGACCGTGGCGACTATTTCATCGTCCAGCCTGAGAGCGTTGGGCGCTACCAGCGGGTCAAGCGCGGCGATGGGCCGAAGGTGCAGCTATGAGCCTCCCAACACGCGAGCCCTACGACCCCGCCGCGGCCCCACCGCCGACGGTGGACCGGATCATGTGGCGGGTTCAGGCGGAAGCCCTGGTCACGGTGCTCGGGAGGAAAAAGGGCGAAGCATTCATAAGAGCCATGGCCACCACCTTCGCCGCCCAAGAGGCGGTGGCGGATATCATTCCCATCCGGCCGGGCTCGTACCATGCCGACTTAAGGAAGGCGCAGTTGGAGGCGGCGGCGCTTTTCCGGGGGTTCATCCCATCGCTGATCGCGCGCCTCCGCCCCCGATCCTGGGACCGGGGGGGCCGACCTTAG